TTCTTAGTTACTCTATTTATTTGTCCATTAGCATTCAATACATTTCTAATAGATAACATAAACTTTTCACATGATTTATTTCCTTCTTGTGTCCATACTCCTCTTATAGATATTTGGTCACCATCATAGTCAGCATTTAAACCAGCTGTATATAAGTTACTGAATTGTACAGTATCACTGAAATTATTAGATACTTGATTTTGTGACATCCTTAAATCTATTACAGGATAATAAGGATATTCAACATCTCCAACTTTAGCCCACATAGTTTTTATAGTTGTTAGTATATGTGGTTTATTAGTAAACATGTTAGAATATTCTGTAAAAGGATATCTAGATACTACTATATATTTATCTTTTATTGCTGCTGAAGCTGCTTGATATAGAATATCTGTTATTGTCATTGGTCTTATTATCTCAGTTCCACTCTTATCAGTTATCTTCATATACATATGTAAAGGTTCTTTATAACCGTCTACTTTGACTTCTATCTTATTAAATCTAGCTGGAGGAGCTTTAATGTAAGTCTTTAATAATCCATCAATAAATTTACTATCGAAATTCTGTCTAGGGTTATTAAATGATTTAACTTGTGTTCCTTGTGGGTCTGCCCATATAAATCTTACATTATCCATTTCATTAAATATTTCCACTAAGTTCTTGTATACAAATGGATAAAATTCAGAGCAAATCATTCCTAAAGGTACTCCTGTATGATAAAAGTCTACTGGATTACTTGATATATTATTATCATAATATCTAGGTGATGATATTACTGCTCTAGCACCATTTGTTATAGTTTTACCCATTAAATATTTTCTTAATTTACCATACTTACCTCTTGCTACTTCTTGTTTAATGAAGTAATTATATAATTCATTTAATGATGTTTGTATTCCATAAGTAGTCTTATTACTCATAAAATCAAAATCATTATTATTGGCTAATAATTTAGTTTTCTTTAAAATATCAGCATAATAGTTATTAACTACATCTACTGCTAGATTATCATTAGCAAAATTCACATCTCTATAAAATGGAGGTATTACTAAGAATTTATCTATAAATATCTCATTTTTTGGTATACCTCTTATTACTGCTAATGCACTAGCTCTAGCATCTGAGCCTGTTTCTTTCCATTTTATTTTTTCAAAGTTATCATATAACCATTTTAATCCAGTAAAACCATTTTGTTGGTCTACTACTAAAATTCCATCTTTATCCATATTAACTCTTAACATTCCACTGATAATACCATCAATCATAGTAGGTATTAATTTTTTGAATGTTATATATAATACAGGGTTTATAAATTTATTTTGTAAGTCTATATAACCCCAATTAGATTTTCTTTCTCTTGGTGTTGTACCAAATAATTCATATGAGAATAATCCATTAGGTGTAGGTCTTTTATCTTTATCAAAGAATATATTATCTGTCACTTCATGGACTACTGCTTTATTTATTTGAATAAATTTATTTATATCAAATACATCTAATTTTAACATTCCACAACCCCCTAAGCAGTCTTAATTATTATCTTATTCTTAGAAGGACTACATAATTTAAATTTCCTATTATTATATTCTATTTCCTTTTCCTCTAATTTAACATCTAGCTCTAACTCTATGTCATTATCTTCATTAATATTAAATTTAGTTATTTTCTTAGGAATAGAATCATTACTATAAACTTCCTCCATTAAAGCATATATTTTTTCTAAATGATCACCATCATTGATTATATTTATTAAATTATATTTTGTATTTTGATTAGCATGAATACATTGTAATATGAAATCTTCTTTATCCAACATATTCACTCCTTTATGTAAATTTTAGAGTGGAACTATTACATTCCACCCTTTTTCATTTCTTTTTCCATTTTCTTATTTTCAGGATGAGCATCTTGATTTTCTTGTATTCTCTTAGCTCTAACCTCTATTAACTTCAGTAGGCTATATCTATCCATTTCCAATGCATCATCAATAGATAATTCTCCCGAGTATAAGTATGATGCAGTTTCAGCAAGTTTAAAGATATCTCTTACTCTGCTTTCCCTTTCTCTCTTATCACGGGAACTTGGAAAAGTAAATTCATTGGTTCTACTGGTACATTATTCAAATAAGGTTTACCACAGTGAGGACATACTATAGCATCTTTACTAATAAAGAACTCAGCTGTTTTACCTTTTATTAATTCAGTAATTTCATCAGATATTGCTGTAAATATTTCTTGAGGAGTATTTCTAAGCATTTCTTCAAATACAGAATCGAAATCATTTATTGTAAAGATTTCATTTGTTTCAAAGTCAGGTATAGATATACTCTTTATAAATGGCATTACTGATAATACTGTAAAGAATTTCTTATTTTCATCTGTTCTGTAGTTTAAGTTCTTAGTTAAGAAATCGAATATTGTAGGTAGTCCTACTCTATATACTATTCCAGTATTTTTATCTCTTATTGTCTTAACTACATTACTTGGTGAATGTTTAAACATTTCAGTTTCATTAGGGTATTCCATGATATTTCTTACATGTTCAACAAATTCATCATCTGAACCATTAGTAGGATGCATTAATTCATCTATAGGTACTTCTACAGGTATTTTTAAAGTTTCACTACCAAATGCAACACAATCTGGATTTACACATGGTAAATCTACTCTTAGTATACCATCAGTAGATGCTTTAAATACTGCTAAGTATAATGTTTGAATTTCTAGATAACTAATACTTCTTATTAATTGTAGATAGTTTAATTTACCTACACCTTTTAATTCAATAAATTCTGCAAGTATTTGCATTTGATTTAATAGGTTTTGGTATTCTGTTTGATTTTCATCATATTGTAATCCTTCTAATATAGCATTACTATTTATAGGAGAAGCAACTACAAATGCATTACTTAATGGTAATGGTAACATTTGTTTATTTACTCTCTTTTTTCTTTTTTCATTGAATTTTTGGTATAAGTTTATATTATTTTCACTTATATTAATTTCTTTGAATTTACCTGTATCTACAGATGTTATTACTTCTACTTTAGCTGTTTCTTTTTTATTATCAGCTACGAATGTATTTTGTAAAGGTATTCTAGTAACTTTAGTTTCTTCTAATGGAGTTGTAGATACTGGAGTTGCTTTTGGTAAGATAGTAGAAGAAGACACTACTTCTCTCTCTCCACCATTAATAGGTTCAACTGAATTCAAATCATTGTATGTAGATTTTCCTTTAGGTTCTTTTGGTTTATTTATTTCTCTTGCTTCTTGTAATTCTTTATTTAATTTATTAGTATCTACACCTAATGCTTCTTTTACTTCTTCAGGCACAACTCCTGTTTCTCTTATTTGATTAGGTTTTAATTCTCCTGTTTCTATTGCATGTTCTGTTTCTTTCTTTAATCCTATTAAGTAGTCATTAATAGCATCTAAACCTTTATCATCAGTTATACCATTTTCTATTATTTTAGAATCTGTTATAACTCCTTTTTTATCTGTTTCTTCCATATATTTAACTAAGTCATCACCAGATAAATCTTCACCTTTAATAGTTTTATCTACTACTTGAGCATCTTGATTTCCACCGTGAAGGATAACTCCTTTATCTATATTTGGAACAGGTGCTGTATTAGTATTTTCACCCATTACTATTGGGTCTGTTGCTTCAATTCTAGCACTAATTTCATTAGTACCTTTTTGGTCTAATTCATTTAATAAACTTGATAATTTTGACATTGTCTTATTCCTCCTTAAATTATTTAATCTTTAATCTTTCTGAACATATCATATTCAGCTAATTCTACTTGTAACCTATCATTTATAGTATTTATATTAGCTATAATTACTTCATTATCTATTGCTATTGCTAATAATAAGGTATCTTCTGATGGTTTGGTTAATGTTATATCTACACTAGATAGTTCTGGCAGATAAGTTTGTATCTGGTCTCTTATTTTTGTTTCAATCTGTCTTACCTTATGGTCATCTATCATCTCAAATCTATATGCTTGTAACCCTACTCCCATTTCTGGTGCAGTGTGATAAGTACCAGGATTTAAAAATACTAGATTAAGTATAAGATAAGCACTTCCTTTTATACCAGTAACCTCATTAGGGGTATCGAAGTTATCTATTTCTAAAGTGTATTCAGTAGACAATTCTATTAACACCTCCCTATACTTCCTTTGATTTTAATTATTTATAAGTTTGGGTATAAAAAATCTACAATAAAACACATTAGTATATTACTAAATTAAACAGGAGGTTTAATATGGCTAAAAGATATGTAAAATGTCCTTTATGTGCATTTAAAGATTATAATAAATTAAAAGTATATGAGCATATGGAAAAAGAACATGCTGACCAAATACCTGAAGGTATGGGTGCTGACCAATACTGGTATAATTTAACTCATCATAAAGATAGTGGTCATTGTATTATATGTAAAAGACCTACAGCTTGGAATAGTATTACTCATAAGTATAATAGATTTTGTGATAATCCTAGATGTAAAGAAATATACAGAGAAGAATTTAAAAGAAGGATGAAAGATAAATATGGTAAAGAGCATTTATTAAATGACCCAGATACTCAAAAGAGAATGTTAGCTAATAGAAAGATTAGTGGAGAATATGTATGGTCTGATGGTAGTATAAAGAAGTATACTGGTAAATATGAATTAAAATTCTTAGAATTTTGTGACTTAGTATACTCATTCCCAGCTGATGATATATTAGCACCTTGTCCATTTACTTTCATATATTCATTAGATGAGAATAAACCAGTACAGGAAAAATATTATACTGATGAAGAGTTTGAAAATATGACTGATGAACAAAGAAAGAATTTAGATGGGTATTTGTTTTATATACCAGACTTCTATATACCTACTTTAAATCTTATAATAGAAATAAAAGCAGGTGGAGAAAATCCAAACAAGCATCCTAAGATAAGAGAAATCAATGGAGCTAAAGATAGAGCTAAAGCGAAAGTAATGTCTACACAAAAAGAATTCAACTTCATTAAGATAACAGATAATCAGTTTGGTAAATTTGCTACATTAGTAGAACAACTTACTAGTACGGATAATGATGAGAGAATTGTTATCATTGGAAAATAGAAATCTATGAGCTATATAACTTTAAATTAATTATATTTAGAAATCAAAAACAATCAGGAGGAATTTAAGAATGGCAATTAAAAATCTTAAAAACGAAAAAGAAACACAAAAAACAGAAAGAAAAGCACTACCACTAGTGGAATTAATTAAAGGGAATTTTGCTAATAAGAAAAGAACTGTTACACCTAATACTAAAGAAGAAGATGGTTCTATTATTAGTGATTTTAAAGAATTTGGTTCAATGTTAGTATTTACTAAAACAGCTGATGTTGATACTTTTAAATTTAAAAAGTATGATAATCAAATTGCTCCTGTAGAAGAAGAAATCCCTATGGAAATTAAAGCAATTAAAAAGGTATTTGATAATGAAGAAGTTAAGAAATTATTAAAACCTGCTCAATTGAATAATATTGAATATATCACTGGATTATTCACAGAAAACAAAAGAAAAATTAAAATAACTGATAAAGAAACTGGAGAAGAAAAAGAAATAGAAAGATTAAATAGATATTTCAATACTTATCCAAAAGTAAATAAACATGTATTAGTTAGAGTACCATTAATCTCTAAAGAACATACAGAAAAGATTGCTGAGTTATTGAAAAATAAACACATCTTCTCTATATTCAAACCTGTTAAGAATAAGAAGACTGATAAGAATATGATAGTTGGATTTACATTTATCCCTATCAAATTATAATATTTGACTCTTATTTTAATAATATATTATATGTGTGAAATAGCAAAATGGAGATCTCGCTATTTAATAACATTTAAAAAATTAAGGAGGAAATGTCATGGCATTAAAAACAGTTGACAACAACAAACCAGATGTAGTTACTGGTACAAATGAAGCTACAAATTATGAAGGAACAGTATTTGATGGCAATATGCAAACAGGAGGAGAACCAGAAGATTTCGGTTACATCTTCCCTGAATGTGTAAAAATTGAGAAAGCTGTAGATGATGTACCATTCTTAGCATTTTATCAAATGTCTATAAATGATATTATTAAAGCAGCAAACTTCAACATCATCAAAACTAATGGTATTGGAAGAGACCAAGGTTATGGTGGTATAACAGTAATACCTTCAAGAGATGGTAAGCATATTGAATTATACACAGTATGGACTATAGCAAAATGTCCATTCATCAATTCTCAATCAGCTTATAGAGGAATTGATTCAGGAATAGCTCAAGCTATAAGAGAAAAATTAGCTAGACCTGAACAAGTAAACAGAATAGATTTATTAGACTTCTATAAGAAATTTAATGGATATCTATTCTTCTATGACAGTTCAAATAAAATTGAGTACAAACTTGATGATTTGAACAGAGATAGAAATGAAGCTCAAATAGCTATTAAGATTGATTTAGAAATCTTATTAGCAGCAATACATGGGTATAAAGTAAATCCAGGAGAAGGTGAAGATGTAAAGACTTGTGAAAACATATCTCTTTATAAATCAGAATCTTCTAATAGATATGAAGACATGTTGGTTACATACCAACTAGCTGACCCTAAAGTAATTGAAATGTTATCTAATAAATATGGTAACAAATTCAAAGCTAAAGGTGCTAGAAGATTTAATGGAAATCTTAGCACTCTATAATAATTAATATTATAAAAATAGATAAGTTCTTTTGAGCTTATCTATTTTTTTCTATTTATTTTAAATAATAAGGAGATAGCATAATGATTGATAATAAAGCTACTAAATATAAATTTATGAATATATACTTATCTAGAGATAAGTATAATGAGTTATATAATAATATGTCTAAAGATATTGATGAAAATACTTTAACTACAAAGGTATTAAAATTCTATGAAGCTATAGGTGAAATAGCTAATTATATAGATAATAATAATTCTGATATATCTTTATTATTTTATATGGACAATAATGAATTTAAATCATTCTGTTATAATTCTATACCATATATAATAAAAGATGTAATTGAAGACATATCAGAATACAAACTAAATAATCAAAAATATGATAAAATAATAGTACCTAGAATAATTATAGATGAAGGGGTGAGTGAGTAGTGGTTCAAGTATTTGAATACAATACAGCTAATAGAGAAATTAGTAATACTGATAGAGTAAAAGTATACAGGTTACTATGTGAAGCTAATTATATTATAGTAAGTAAAAAAGAAAAAGATACTGATGTATTATATGTATTAGATAGATGTGAAAGATTTTTAAATAATGTAGAAAATAGGGATGAGTATAAATTATTCATAGCTAAAGAAGATAATAATTTATTAGGATTAGCTTTAATTAATACTTCTGGAATGTTGCAAGATAACTCTATTTATTTTAATATGTTATATGTGAATAAATTATATAGACATAAAGGAATAGGTAAAAGATTATTTAATACAGTTATGGAATATGCAAGAGAAAAGCGTATGAAGGTTATTTTCTTAGCACATTTAGAAGATATAAGAGATGTAGAAACTATAGATTATTTTAAACAATTTAAATTAAATAAAGATCTTGATGATATGTATTTTATAAAAGTATTTTAATATAAAGGAGGAGTATATATGAAATATAGATTTAAATTAATATTTGACTTAGAGAAAGGATATTTTGGATATGCTAAAGTATATCAAGAAGCACCAGACTATACTTTAACACATAAAGGAGACATAAGTATAGATTATGTAGATTGTAAGTCAGTAATGACACATCATACTCTTAATGAAAGTCATATACATTCAGAATATCAAGAGGACATAATAAATAGCTTGGTTAGAAGAGCTCTAGATATAGCCGATATTATATATCCAATGTTAGGTGATTATGGAAGCAGATTTCTATCAACCGATACATTTGAATATACTAGGGAGGAATAATATTATGAAAGAATTATCTTATGATATAAAAAAAGACTTTGGTATAATAGAAGAACACCCAACAAGAAACCAAGCTCTTACATTAAGAGAAGTATCTTGGGGTAATAGAGAACCAAAGATAGAAATAAGAGAAATAAATATAGAAACTAATACTCCATATAAAGGAATAGGTTTCTATACTAAAGAAGGATTAACAAGTTTATGTAAATTATTGATTAGTAATGGATTAGTTAAATTAGAAGACTTACAGAATATTGAAGTAATAAAAGAAGAGAAAGAAGAATTAAAAATAATAACTTCTGAAGAGTTATTAAATATAGAGGAAGATTAGTATGATTGATGCTATAATAAATTCATTCAATGTAAAATACTCTATATTAGATAAGGAAGTATCAGAGAAATTAAAAGAAGGTAATAGAGCTAATATATACATAAGTATGGAAAGTATATTAAGTTATTTCTTTACTCCTTCTATTATAGAATATTCTAATTCTGGAAAAATAGACAGAATATATGAATGGTTAGCACCGTTATTAATTAATATAGGTGCTCACTATAGACATTATTTCTATTCTAGATGGAATGTATCTACTAATATAATTTTCTATGATACGGACTTTAATAGTACTAATAATATTACATATTGTCCAGAATATAATAATACTAATTTAAATACTATACATAAACAAGAAAATGCAAATATTATGCAATTTATTAATCATAATCTAAAATCATTTAAAGAGATATCTAATTATATAAAAGACTTCTCTTATATAAAATTAAATAAAACTGAAGGAGGGTTAATTCCTTATCACATAATTTCAGAAAATAGTAATTCTGATTTAATACATATTGTTATAACAAGAAATCTATTAGACTTCCAGCTAATAAATATGAAAAATACTTTCATATTATTAGTAAATAAAGATAAGTCGGTGATAGTAAATAAAGAAAATATATATGAAGAATTACTAAAGAAAGATAAAGTCATATATAGACCGAGTATTAATATATCATCTGAATTTATTACTTTACTATTACCTATAGTAGGAGTTAAGAGTAGAAGTATTAGTGGATTTAAAGGATGTAGATTAGCTAATACTCTAAGAAAAGTAGAAAAGAAAATAAAAGATGGTATGTTAGTAAATGGTAAGATGGTCGACTTTAGGTTATTCAATGATATATTAGGATTAAATGATGATGCTTATAAATTATGTAATAATATATACAGAGCAATAAGCTATTCATTTCAATATAAAATGCTAGATGAATATCAAAAGAAAACTATAAACGATATGATGAATATATACATTCCAAATAATCAGGATTTAATGTATTTAAATGAGCATGTATATAAGACTAATGAAATGAAATTATCTTATTTAAAAGAAGGTGTAAAATAAACAGTAGAAGACCATATAGGATTATCCCTATATGGTCTTTTGATATTTGTTATATTTATATATTATATTATTGAATTAATAAGCAGGTAGCTAGATGCCTGATTTTGAATATTTTGGGAGACTACCAATCTCCCTTATTTTCTTGTTAATTTATTACTGCATTTTATTTTTTTTTTGTATGGTGCAAAATTAGATATTTTCATTGATATATTATAGTAGGAGTAAAGAATAAAAATATAAAATTATAAGGAGTGATTTAAATGTTAAGAACTATAAGAATAGAAGAAGGATTAGGAAGATTATCTAAGGATGCAAAAGAACTAAAAAATACATATATGTCAGAATATATATGTGAAGTGATAAATAATATGTATCAAGAAATATGTAACAACGATAAAGAAGAAAATAAAGGGGAATAAAATCCCTTTTATTTTTTTTTTCTTATTTATTAAACTCATAGATAATTAATACAATAAAGGAGGTATTTTATAATGCCATTAGTTGAAAAGAAAACTAAAGTTTATAAATATAAATATTATGTCTATCCTATATTAATAACTCTTCCAGGTAAAGAAGATAAACCAATATTCATAGAACCTGTTAGAATACTTAATTTAGCTATAGATAGAAATTTCGTTGATAATATTATGCCTACTATTACTATTACATTCACTATGAATAAGAAAGATTATAAAGATTTAATAGTAAATAAAAATAAAGCAAATCTTACACTTAAAATAGATAAGATAAGATATTTCAATGAAGAAGATAAAAATGTATTCAGACAGAACTGGATAAACTGTAACTTCAGTATTATGACAGATAGTGATTTACAAAATAATACAGAGTTCATGGATGAGTATATGAAGAATAAAGATAAGCCAGATGTACCAAATAAAACAAATGAAAAACAGCTAATAAATATTACTGTAACTTGTTTTGATAAAGAGATATTAAAAGGATTTAAGAAAACTGTCAATATAGTAAGTAGTAGTATAAATAGTGCTTCTGCTTTAGGTTATATATTTAATAAAGCTAAATTTAAATCTATAATGATGACACCACCTGATAATAAATCTAGTAAAAGATTAATAATGCCAGAAAGTGATATACAGGAAGCTATAGAATATATTCATACGAATATAGGTATATATGATACTGGATATAGATTATTTGCTGATATGGATAATACTTTTTATTTTTTATCTGGAGACCCTAATTCTAAATGTTTCAAACCAGAAGAAATGAAGAATATCTATTTTGATTGTCAAGACCTATCAGCTCAACCTGGATTAGTTTATGGTATGTATTCTGATGATAAAGAAACATTACATATCGTATTAGGTGCTGATGATATTAATTATAAATCTAATAGTGCAGCAGCTAAAGAATTATCTCCTACTAAAATAAAAACTATAGGTGGAGATACTGTAGGAGATAGTAAAGGTACTGATGATGGTTTTGATAGTGGAGAAAATGTATTAGTAATAGACAATAAGAGAGGAAATGACCACTATGTGAAAAGTCTATTATTTAAAACTAGAAGTGGTAAATTAAAAGCATTTGTAAGATTAATAGAAAGTGATTTGTCTGAATTAACACCAAATAAGAATTACTATATTAACTATGTGAACAATTTAAAATTATCAGAAAAATATTCTGGTTTATATAAGTGTAATAGAATAATAACAGAATTTAATAGAAGTGGTGATTATTTTAAAGCAGTATCTGCTATGGAATTAATGAAATAAAAACAGAAAAAAGTGATATGGATTTCTCCATATCACTCTTATTTTTTTTTATTTATTATGCACCTTTCTTAATACAAGCTCTTGCTATTGAAGTAGTTTGAATTAATATAGTTCTACATGCATCTAGTGTTCCTAGGTTAGCACTTAATTGTAGTCCCATAAATTTTCTAGCTATTGTATCTTTTATTTGTAATGCATTTATCATTTTTACTCTGTTTATTTTTCCTCCACCTTTAAGTCCAGCTAATACTGAAAGTTTAGTTAGAGTAAGTGCAGAGATAAATTCCATTTTTCTTATTTCATTATTTAATTTCTTAGTTGCATCTGTAGCAGCTTTACTAGTGTATTCTGTTATTACAGCTACTGCATCTGAGAAGCTCTTAATATAAGTCAAGCTACCTAATGAGTCTACTGTTTCTCCTCTTAAACCATAATAAACTGATTGTCTAACAGGTGCTGATGCATCTAATGTTAGATTATAGTCTTTTCCAAATTCAGCTAAGAAATCACCATTATAGTCAGCACTATCATGATCTCTCTTCAATTCTTCATATTGTTCTTCAGTCATAGTTTCTGGTTTAAATTTACTTATATCATAAGTAGGTTCTTTTAATTTAGCTTCTATTGTAGCTGGTCCAGATGTTAATATTTTCTTTAATGCATCTTTCTTGAAGTCATAAAGATTTTTAACTACAGATGTATCTGATTTTAAATCATCCCATCCTTTATTTCCTGCTGCTGTATTCTTTGTATCAACTGCTTTCTTATAAGCTCCTATAAGTTTGTAGTAAAGATTGATTGCATGTTCCATAATTCTCTTGAAGAAAGCTTTAACTTTTTCCCAAAGATTTTTAAAGAACTTTTTAAGTTTTTCCCAATATTCTTTTCCTTTTTCAGTCCAAGATTTTCCTTCATCTGCTTCTCTGATTATCATAGATTCATCTATACCAACTTCAGCTTCATCTCCACTAAGTTCTTCAGAAGTTTCATCTTCCTCATCTTCTTCATCCATTCCATCAGATTCTATTAATTTAATTAATTTAGCATTTCCATATTCACAAGCTGCTTCATATAGAGTTTCTTCTTGTTTAGCAGGAGCTGTTTGTTCTAATGCATCATCTAATTCTTTAGTTTCTTCTTCAGTTAATGCTTGTTCCCCTTCTTTTTGTTCAGGAGCATCGACTTGAGTTTCTTTTGCTTCACCAGCATCCATTTCTTCAGGAGCTTCTACTTTTTCAATATCTTCAGATTCGATTATATTGATTGTAGCTGCTTCTAATAGTCTCATATAATCTTTTTTAGCCATTTATATTATTCCTCCTTGTGTCTTATTATTCATTAACTTCGCCACTTCCAGCTTCTTTAGGTTCTTCTTCTACTGTTGCTCCACCTTTTTTAGCACAAAGTTTTGCAACTTGATAAGCTGTATATGCTCTAGATCTTGTGATATCCACTTGAGCATTTGCAATAGACATAGTCACATTACATATTGCTCTCATAACTGTATCACATTTAACTGCTAATTTGCTAATTTCAGCAATACTTTCTTTTTCTTTTCTAGCTTCTGTGAAAGTTTTGATTATTCCTTCTTTAGCTTTCTTAAATTCTTTAACTGCTTTGTCTAAATCAGCACTTACTTTATTAGCTCCTTTTACAGTTGCAGCTTTTAACACTTCAACTATTTCAGAACCTGATTTAAATATATCTTTTACTGGTTTATCAGCAGTAGTTTTTTCTCCTTGCATATATTTAACATATGCATTTATACCATCATGAACATTGTTTTCTTCTACAGTGTAATCCACACCAGAAGGTAATGTATCTTTTAATGCCTGTCCTAAAACTTGTGTATATTTTAATTCCAAGAAAGCTTTTCTATCATCAGCATTAACTGATTTAATAGATGAAACTTTCATAAAGTTTTCTACATTAGTTTCTTGTTTAGCTTTATTCATGAATGTTAATGGGTCATATTTTATACCTTCAGTATATCCAGTAAATAATACTCCACCAGCTTTTAATGTTTCATTATCACTTAATTGAGAGTATCCATTTTTAATAGCTGCTTCATTTTTTAATATTCTATTATAGAATCCAAATTTTTCTGTAAAGAATCTTTTAACTCTAAAGAATATTTTTTGAACGAATGCTATTAATGTATTCCAAGCTTTTACTACTTTATCCCATATTTTTCCAAAGAATCCTTTTTCTTTATCAGATGAACCTGATGATTTAGAACTATCTTCATCAGCTTCTCTTAGTATGAAGCTTTCAGTAATATTACTATTTTCTTCAGTACCTTCGATATCAGTAACACCTTCTTCAGAATCATCTTTACTAGTTTCTTCTTTAGCTTCTTCAGCCTCTCTTATTATTGTTAATGCAGCTGAGCTTTGTACACAATATGATTCAAATAATTTATCAAATGTACCTTCTTTTACTGCAACATCTACTGCTGTATCTGTTACTGGGTCATTTACTTCACTATCAGTTGAGTCTACTTCAACTTTTTCTACTTGTGCTTCATCACTTTCATTAAGTCTAGCGTATTTATCCTTAACTGAAGCAATTGTTGCTTTTAAATTTAATGCCATTATTATCCTCCTTTTTATCCTGTTAATAGTATTAATAATTATATAATAGTTAGTTAATACTATTAGGACTATGCTTTCTTAATTATCTATTTTTATTTAAAATTCCATATTTATCTATAACTGGTTGTAATGTAGCCATCATATCTCCATTAAGATGTGACTCAAATGTTCTTATACCAAACATAGTGAAATTAACTGAATGAAGTATGACTATCAATAAATTATCAAATAATGCGTTTATGTAATTAGTTATTGCTTTATATGGATATTTTGATAGCTCTTCCTCATCATCATCCACATCATCTAAATACATTTTACATACATTTTCTATAATCACATTAAATACTTCAGCAAAATAACCTACTGTTCCTATATAGTTACCATATATAGTTTTAACTTCAGCTCCTGGTTCTAATAAAAATATATTTTTCATCATAAGTAATAACTGGTCACCAGTAGCGTCATCAGGTATCTTTTCATCTAAATCTATTTCAATAGTACTTGTCTTATATGATTCATTAAATTTTTCAGTAATAGATTGTCTCAATTCAGTTAGTTTATCTTCAGTAAGTGTTTCTGATATTTCAATTGCTTTATCTAAAGACAAATCATCTTGGAATTTAAATAAAAATTCATTTGACACACTATCTAGGAATGGTTTCTCACCAGCAGTTGTTGAAACGCTAAACACTTTGTGATAACCTAAGTCATCATTAACTTTAGCTAGTTTTAATGCTTCTTTATGCTTTATTAATGTGTCATAAAATGTTTCTGCTATTGTATCTATATTATCTTTGAACACTTCTTCTGATGGTATATCTTTTACAATATCATCTAAAGCATTTGCTCTTATTCTAATATATTCTGCTATGTAAGAATATATTAAAGATTTATGATGTTCCGAACCAAAGTTTTGTAAATCTTTTTCTAGTTTAGAGGTAGCTTTGAATGTTTCTAATTCTACATTAGAAGAAGCTACTCTTAATTTATCTTCTATACTATAATTCAATCTAAACCCTCCTTTCTATCATTATAATTCTTCAGACATTTTATCTAACATTTTAACTATTAGAGCGTCTTTATTTCTGTGGAATTCTGCAATAGCATCTGTTACTATTACATATATATTTGTAAGTCTTCCTAGCACTAATAGTGTCGCTGAAAGTCCTACTATTGTTTCTTTCATTTTATCTTGGTATTCTTCTGGATTTTCTTCTAAGCTCTTTTTAACTGCTACACTAAATTGTATTAATAAAGAAATAGCATCAAAGAACTTAGCACTTATTATTCCCCATTCTTCTGGGTCTTCTAATACCAGTCTTGCTTCTTCATCATTTTGAGGTTTAGTAAAGTATGTAGCTACTGCATCTCTAAATGATTTTTCTAATGGTGTTATTATTTCATCACCAGCTTCATTATATTCTACAAAGTTTATATAGTTAGGGAATACTGTTGAAGCAGTACATCTATCTAAGTCTACTAAGTCTTGTAGAGTAGTCTTTTTAATAAAGTCGATATTTAATTTAACTCCAGTATTTAATATTGCTGGGTCAAATAATCTAACACCTTCTGATTGAGGTATTCCTAATATACTGTAGATAACATCAAATACATTTAAATTGAAATCATTTGTAAATGTTTCTGGTAGATATCTAAAGTATTTATCTATTTCTTCACCTAAATCATCAGAATTTTTCTTTTCATTATAGTAGTCAATAATAACCATTTTCATTTCTTCATCATTTACTAATCTTTCACCATTATCTGAGTATTGTTTATAATAGAATAATTCATTATTATATGGTGTATTATTTTTCATGAATGTTTGTAATATAGTATTAATGTTGCCTACTATAGTATCTGCTTTTTCTATGAAATCATCATATGTTATATTTTCTTTTTCTTGAAAATCAACAGCTTCATTTATTCCAGCTGCTACTGCTTCATCATTCTTATCAATTATTTCAGGAATTAATAAAGCTTTTACAGCATGTTTAGATAAAGCATTATCCATCATATTTTCTACTAGCTTTTTTATATTACTAGCACCGTTATTTTTGAATGCTAATCCCATAAATGCCTCCTTTTTATGTTATTTAAATTATTACATTGTTCATATCATCAAATATAAGGAAATAGAAACTACTAAGATAGTTTCTATTTCTCATTATAATTATCTTACATATTTCTTAATCATTTTCTTATTTTTTTCTATCAATGATTCTACTATAGCTAATCTAGATAATAATTTATTAGCTGAAGTAATAGCAGATGTATATATAGGTAACCCTAATCTTTCTATTATTGCTTCATCATCTGTAGTCATAGTTTCACCAGTTTTATCTTCTATTTCTTCTTCTACTACTTCTGCTTCTTGTGCTGCTTCTAATATCTTTTTAATTCCTCTATAGTTATTTAAAGCTAATTGTCTTATATCATTTCTAGTAGTACATCCAGTAAAGCTACTTTCTAATATAGGACTAGTATTAGCTAAATATAAACTTTCAGAAATTTCTTCTTCATTTATTTCATCTATATTTTCATTAGCTGTTTCTATAGCTTTATCAGAAGCATTGTCTCCTAATTCTTCTAAAGTAGATTCTTTAAATATACTTCTACCAAATACTTGAGTATTTATTAGATTTTTATATCTACCTATAATATCATAAGTAGATTCTGCAACTGTTTCTACTTCATCTTCTTCTACTTGAACAACTTCATCTGGTTCTTGTATTATTTCTTTATTTTGTTCTGATTCTTCAGCATTAGCTAATTCTTCTTCAGACTCTCTTATTATATTTCCTAATTTAGTGATATTATATTGAGTCATATTAACTGCTGCTTTATATACTTCTAATATTGCATTAGGTTTCTTTTTACCCATTAATATATCATTAAGAGTTTCTATAAAGATAGTATTCAATCTTGTTTTCTTAGCTCTTATACCATCCACAGAAGCTAAGTCAGAAGAAATACTTTCATCTATAGGATATACTGCATGTACAGTATTAACATTCTCTCTTAAAGCATTTAATAATTCCATTAATTTTACCTCCTTGATTTAGAAATTAGGAGCTGATTCTCCTGTATCTTTTTCAGTCTCTTTATTTTCTTTATTTATTGTATCATCTGGATTAACTTTATTAGTTTCTCCATCTATTGCATTTTTTAATTTTTGTAATTTTTCTTTAACTGCTTTTTGTTTAGCTTTTATCTTTTCAGCATCTTCTCCAGATATTTCATTCTCATGAGCTTCAATTAATAGTATTTGAACTTCTAAGAATTTAGATAGAGATGCTCTAATAGACCAGAAAGCAGCTATCAATAATCTTATAATAAATACCATAGCTAATGCTACTCCTACAAATCCTATTGTAGCCATTATTATATTTGATTTATTTTTAGATAGAGAACTATACATTTTGTCTAATTCTCCTTCTTTACACATATCATTGAATCTTCTTATAGAAGTTTCAATTGATTCTATATATCTATTCTTTCTTCCTTTATTAGGAGTATATTCTAATTTACCATTTTCAATGTTCATAGTAGAAGTTACTAAATATGTAGAGTATTCTACTATTGCTCTTACCATTAATGTGTAAATCATTTTTATTGAACCTATGTTTTCTTTATAAGCACCTTCAAATGGTATTCTATAAATGTATACATTTTCTAATGCTTCTTTAGCTAGGTTTATATCTTTATTAGACCCATTAGCTTTTGTATTTAATAAGTCTAAAGTATTTTTTAATGTTTCATATTCTTTCCAATTATCTATATTTCCTTTAGAGTTTTCCAATCCTCCAAAATCAATATCTTCATATTTCTTAGCAGCTAGTTGATATAATTTAGTAGCTACTTTATCACTTATAGATAGTAATACTGATTCTTCTAATTGGAATACTCTAGCTGAAGGATAGTTACATTCTATAAGAAAGTCTTCTATAATTACTCTTTTACTATCCAATTACATCACCCCTCTGTTTCCTTTTAATAAAGTTATAACATCTTTAAGACTGTTTTCATCTCTACCTTTTATTTTAGATAATGCTGCAAAGTTAGTTGTTTCATAATTTTTCATAGTATCATCTATGTAGTGTAAAACTTCATTAGCTTCATCAACTATCATTACTCCACATAAGAAGAATTGTTTTATTACATCAGTAATAGTTCCAACTTGCATAATATCTATATTATTTACTACTTTAATGTATTCTGCTTCTTCTTTAGAAATTACGAATGTTGTATTAGGTATAATACCATTAGAAGATCTTAAGAAATTTTGTATTTTAGAAACCATACTTCTATTTCTTAATCTATTCCATATTGTATTATAACCTTTATCTTTATAATCATCTTTAATTTCTCCAGCCATAAATACGAAATCTTTTAGGAATGATATTTCTCCTGTAACAGCTTTAATGAAATTAAATGCTGTCATATTTCTCTTAACTGCTTTAACCACATTATCTACCATTTCTTCAGAAGTAACTGCTATACATCTAGTCTTAACTCCTATATCGAATGATTTATTAAATGAAGTTATTTGCTCACCATCTTTATTTCTATTTACTGTAGTAATATTTACAGAAATAACAGTAGGTTGCATAGCATTTGCTTTTTGCACATCAGTAGGCATTAACTTAGTCTCAAATTCATGAGATTGGAATGCTACTGTCTTATCTTTTCCATTACTATTACCAGTATTAGATGAGTTAGATGTATTATTGTTATTATTTGGAGTATTTGGTGTATTATTTCCTCCACCATTGTTCCCACCATTATTATTTCCACTATTATTGTTATTATTCTTATTACGCCAATTTCCACCTTTTGATGGTTTATAGTTTTTAGGATTAAATGCTTCATATAATGGTTTTCCAAACTGTTCATCTAATCTTTGCATATAATAATCAGGATGTATAATAGCAGTTTCATATAAATTAGCATTTCTAGGATATGAGTGTACTGTTTCTTCAGTATCATCATTAGTATGGAATCTATTTAAATATTCAGTAGCACTATTTGCAAATGTATTGTCTACAGTAAACATATTTTGCATTACTACTTTCAATTCAACAGCATACTTCATCTCTAAAGCTGTTGTAACTAAGTACATAGTTTTAGAACTGATACCACTAGAACATACTACTGGAAATCTAGCTATCAATTTATTACTAGCATCTGCTAATGATTTTATTCTTTGATTATTGTTATTATTCATATTCATTCTACTTAGTTCTTTCCAAGCAGCAATAAATTCTGATATCATAATTTATTTCCTCCTTTATTTATATTAATTCAATTATGGTTATGTTAATTCCATAGAAACCGAACAATTAAACAAACTATTAAAAAGAAGGTGATAAAATGGCTTATACATATAAGGGTGGATTAGCTACTGGTGCTGCATCTCACAAATTTAATTTAGGTGTAGGTGGAACTAATATCGCATCTAGTGCTGGTGGTAATTTTGGAAACCTTTTAGGTGGACTCTTTACTGGTGGAAGAGGAAAAAGTAGCTCAGGTGGATTCTTTGGAGGTTCTGGAGGATTCTGGGGTGGGAACTCTTCTCGTAAAGGAGCATCGCATAACTTTGGAAGAAATTATGGTGGCTATGGGAGTTATAACTATGGTGGTTATGATAGTTCTAATGGCTTACCTGATTATTATATAGATACTAGTGAAGCTGAAAGTACTTCTGATAAGATTAAAACTAAATTTGGTTTATACTTTGATAGAGGACAAGCTAGTACAGCTTTCACTACAAAATTTAATAAATATAATTTACCTATACCTGGACAAGTATTAAAATCAGGAAGAGCATATGTATTTATGACTAAACCTGATTTCAATCTAGGTGGTAAACAAGGTGGAAATAAATTTATAAATCTAATAACTAATGCAAATGATGCTGATAAAGAATATATCTCGTATAGTGGATATTTCTCTTACTTATCTAAATTACCTATATGGGAAAAAATAAAAAGTTATTTAGATGCTAGTAATAGATCACCGTCACCATTCATACCATTAGTTACTAATGCGTGTTTTGGATATGACCCACCAGATTTAACAATTAAAACTGAAGATGGTCCAGATACATTTAGAGGATGGAAGACAATGTTAGCTAGAAACTCAGTAGAATCTAGAAAGCTTCCTTCATTCTCATTAAGCTTTAAATTAGATAATGATTTAGTAGCATATCATTTAGTAAAAGCTTGGTTTGAAGCAATTGAATTAGAAGACCAAGGAATATTACACAGAAAAGAAACTTATCTAGAAATGAATATAGTTGATTATATGGCTTCTATGTTTTATGTAGTAGTAGGAGAAGATGGTGAGACTATATTATTCATTTCAAAAATAACAGGATGTTTTCCTACAAAAGACCCTGCATCAGTATTTAGTAGTAATGATGCTGGTTCATTAGATACAGGAAGTCAATTAAAACTCAATACTGATTGGCAAGGAATATTCTATGACACTATGAATATAGCAATAATAGATGATTTCAATGCTATAGCTGAACAAGCAGCAAGTAATAATTTAGGTGAAAGTCCAATATACTTAGACCCAAATGAGAATGATTATTGGGGTTCTACTCCAGTAATAATATTCGACCAAACTGCTGGAAACTATAAACTTAAATGGACTGATGATGGTAATACTGTATCAGGAGTTAATTTAGGTAAATTAGAACACAATGGTGGTGGAACTAGACAAACTTCATCTAGAAGAGGTCGTGGATTAGCTGGTGGACTTGGTTCTAATTTAGGTAGAGGTATAGGTTCTGCTCTAGGTAATATAGCAAGAGGAACTAGAGTAGCATCGGCTGCTAATTTCTTAGGTGGGTTCTTTGGAGGATAATAAATAAAGAGGTGAAAAATGGCTAAAAAGATTAAGAATAATTCTCCTATTATTTTATCTGATAGATATAGTACGGAAGAATATATGATAGAGCATATAGCCAAGAAGTATTTTAACTTAGAAAATGATAGTAACTACAGAGTTAGTACATTCGGTTATATAAATGAATTATTTGCTACTGGTACAAATATGACAGCATATTCAATGGCAGTATTATTTAGTGAAATATTTCCTAATACTGCAATGCTACCAGAAACAATTTATACATATGCCTCATTGGCACAAATAAGTGGTATTACTAGTACACCTTCATCTATACCTATAGTATTAACTATGACCGAAAAAGATATTATAGGTGATGATTTAACTATAAGTGAAGGTAAGTATGTAATACCAAAAGAATCAGTAATAAAAATAGAAAACTTTAAATTTGCATTAGATTATAATATCACATTAGCTTTTAAAAAGATTAATGGTGAATTTATATATAGTGCTTCGTATAACCTAGAAGATAAAAATAATCTAGCTAATTTAGTAAATCCATTTATACCATTAACTAAATTTAGAGATAGTGATGGTGAATGGAAAATTTCTTTGTTTCCTATAATAAGACAAGTACAAAGAAGTATAATATTTAAAACAGTATCATCTCCTAATGCTTTAGAGAATATAACTCACACATTCGATTTCAAAGACCAATTAGCAGACTTTAATATATATTATAGAGAACCTAATAAAGATGAATTCGTTTATGTTGAAAAGTATCTAGATGGAGCAATAGTTGAGATAGGTAATAAATTCTGTTTCTACAGAATAACAGAAGAAAATAAATTGGAAATAATATTCCAATCTAGAGCAGGATATTTCAGACCAGAATTTAACTCTGAATTGAAAGTAGAAATATTATCATGTGTAGGAGAAAAAGCTAATTTTACATATAAAGGTCAAAATATATCAATGACTTATCCTGATGAAGAAGAAGATAAAAGATACATAAGAACTAATATAAGTATATTAGGAAATAGTATAGGTGGTAAAGATAAATTATCACAAGATAAATTGAAGGAATTAGTTTGCAATAGTTTCTCTTTAAGAAAGACTATTGTAATGGAAAAAGACTTATATGATTACTATAATAGATTTTTAGAATCTAAAGATACTAGTATAGTGAGATTTATAAAATATAGAGATGATGTATTCAGAAGAATGTACTTAGCTTATCTACTATTAAAGAAAGATGATGTTATAGTACCTACTAATACATTAGATGCTGAAATAAATAATAGTGACTTTGATTATACTTATACTAATATAGGAATAATAAAATCTGGTGGATGCTGGGAATTAGAAAATGGATTATTAAAATACCATAAGACAGTACCTAGCACATTAGATGATAATAAATACTATTACAGTAATCCTTATTTATTAGTATTAAGTAAAAAACCTTCTATAGTAACTACATTACTAGATAAGTATAATGTAAATAGAGGGTTGGATTACATATACATTAATAAGAATAGCTTTGTGCAATTTATTAATGATAGAATAAATATATCTAGAAATCCAGATGTATCTCCAGATATAAAATTAAGTATAGATTTGATACCTAATAGTAAAGTGCAAGTTCCAGAGTATGCAGATGTAGCTAATGATGGTACTATTACTACAGATAGAGGATATATGAAAGTATATCTAGGTATTTATGATAAAAAAGAAAATAGTGATTTAATAGGATATTTACCTATGACAATGACTAAATATATTAAGAATGAAAAGAGTGAAGATATTAGTACTTTTAGATTTGAAGCAACTCTACAAAATACTAATAATATATCTAATACAGAAATAATATTAAATAATTCTTTAATATTACCAAATGGAACAAATACTGAATCTGAAGTTAGATTACAATATGATAATTTAAGATTTAGAATATTTGTAGCAATAAAGGATAGTATACCTTATACTAGGGATTTATCTCAAGGAGTAGTTATACCTAATACTCATAGTATAGTAAATGTATATGAAAACTTTAAGCAAGATGATGTATTTTTACTACAAAATGTAAGAGATGTATTACCTATAGAATATGCTAGTACATATAATAGTGGTACTACTAGTTGGACATATAGATTAGTAAAGATGCCAATGATTAAGTATAGCTTTTTAAAAGATGATAATTGGCATAATGATGTAAATGAAATAATACTTTCTAAACAAGATATGCTTAATAGAAGTAGAGGAACTATAGTAGAAAATTATTCAGTAGCTATGAAATTCTTTAATACTTATGGTCCATCTAAATATTACTATGTAGGAAATTCTAGTGGTAAGTTAGATAGAGTTAATATAACTCTTAAATTAAAAATATCTTTAAATAGAAATAATAGTATAAATAAAGAATTATTAATAAAATCAATAAATGATTATGTATTAAATATTAATACATCTAAAATGGAATCATTCTATATATCTAGACTAATGGACTGGTTACATGATGAATATGTAGACATAAGAAAAATCGAATTCTTAGGAATTAATAATTATGATACATTAAAACAATCAATAGAATCATTAGAATTAGATGATAGTGCTGTAATAGAAGCTGGGTATGTACCAGAATTTATAAATTTCGACTTAAAGAAAGATATAAATGGTAACATTAAACCAGACATATCAATAATATTTGAATAAATAATAAAAGGAGGAATATAATAAATGAGTATATTATATGAAAAATTAAATGATTCTTTCAGAGCTACTAATCCTAACACTGAAAGAAAGAAACCTGAATTTAGAACAATACAGGAAGGTGCTAGAATATCAGCTATAAATAATTTAAGAGATTCTGTAAGAAATAGATTCTTAGAAGCTCTTATAATAGAAACTGCATATGAAGCATTACCATTAGATGATGAAGAAAAAGAAGTTAATAAAGAAGCAATAGAAGAATCTATGAGAGAAACTTTAAGAGAATTCGTAGATGTAAATGCTTTCTTTAAATCTGAACCATCTACAATGCTATTAGCTAAATATAAGAAATTAGCAGAAAATGCTGCTGATGATAAAGTAGAAGACTCTATAGATAAGGGTATTGAACCAGCTATGAGTAAAGAGTTCAATGAAAATGATAGAGTAAATGTAACAGATACAGTTAAATCAGTTAATGGTGAAACTAAAGTAGTAGATAAAATAGAAAAGAATGTAGTAGATGCTGTAGTAGCAGATGAAAAAGCAGCTAAAGATAAAGCTGAAGAAGATGCTAAGATAGATGAAAAGATACAAGACAAAGCACCTAATGAAGATGGTATAGTTGATGGTGATGCACCAGCTGAAGGAGAACAAACAGGAGAAACAGAACAAGATATACAAGAAGCATCTTTATTTAAAGCTATAGCTATATCAAAAGGTAAAGAAATAATTAAAGAAGGAATGGATATGAAGAAATATCTATTAGCTGAAACTTTAGTTACTTATACATTAATGGAAACTTTACAAACTTTACAGTTTATTAAAGTAAATCATTTGAATGTAAAAGAAATAAAAGAAAGATTTATAATGAAATAAAAACAAAAAAGAGACCCACAATAGGATAATCCTATTGTGGGTTAATTATTTTTACTATTACTGTATTTACACCATCATGTGTATAGATGATGTCATATAAACAGTCCATATTATTTACTATATCGTTAAATACAATATTTCTATTTTCTAAATAATTTGATATGATTGGAGTATTTGTTACTTCTAAGTACACATCACTCATTAATTTACTTATCTCTTCTCTTAATGCTACTGCTAAATCAATTTTCTTATATTCTTGCTTTATTTTAGTCTTACTAAATCTCAAATTAACATATTCTCTAGTAGAGGATAATATTTTAAAATCCTGGTTGACATTAACTACAGTTTCTATATATTTATTTATATTAGCCATTTGATTTACTTTTTTAATTATATTTCTAATATCTATTAATTTATAAGCAACATCACTCATTGGAACTTCCTCCCTTATAATACTTTCCTTCCTTTAATGTTTGTGATACTTCCATATATAAATCTTCTGGAAAACTATCTATAAAATTCTTACTTTTTATTATTTTATTTATTTGTGTATCTGAATTATAATCACTATCGTATTCTAAATTTATTACTACTCTTGGTTTAATAGAATAATACTTAGTAACATTCAATGAATATATTAATGAATCATCAATATAAATATTATCATTAAATGCATCTAAATATCCTTTTATTAAATTATCAGCATCTGGTTTAGTTATTGGTTTTATCAATCCTAATTCAGCTGCTACTATTTCTTTTTTCTTAAAATATTTTGGTATTGGTAAATACATTTCAGCATACACTTTAATCGGACTTACTAATATTTTAAACTCTTTTAAAAGTTTATTAATGTATTCTTTTACAAACTTACTATTCTCATCAGCTAAAGGCGTGTAAACACTTTTAGTCTTTTTTCCTATTCTTCCTCTCATATATTGTAGTGGTACTTCATAGAATAATAACTGTAGATTATATGTACTAGGAATAGTAAATTCTTTTTTAATATTTTCTATGTCTTTATCATTAAATTTAAATAATTCTTTTAAGTAGTCTAATCTATCTTCTATTAATTTTGGTATAAGTGAATACTTTTCATCGTATTCACTTAACCTTTCTTTTCTTGTTTTAATTTTTATTTTAGCCATTATAAAATCACAACTCCTTTAACTGGGTGTTTTTATAATAGTTATTTAATATTAGTTTCTACCTATACCTACTAGCTGACCGAATATACTATTCAATAATGCTTGTTTAGATTTATGACCAATATCACTAACTTTTTGTCTAACTTTAGAATATGTTGATTCTGAACCTAATAATCTATTTATAAATAAACTAATTGCTCTTTTAGGTTCTAGACTATTCTTATTAACTCCAGCCATATTACATAAGTGGTCCATTAATCCTATATTAGAGAAGAACAAAGAACCATTAGCCCCATTATTTATACTTAATGATGAGTATAAATCTTTTATAGTTACTGACACTATTATTTCTAGTGGGTATCCTTCTTTACTCCATTGTGCATTTTGTCCTTTTTGTACTCTTATATCTTCTATAATACCCATATCACAGTTAAACCATCCTTTTGAGTAAGCTCTAATTAAATATGGTGACACATATCCATTAGCAGCTACTTGTCTAGGCATAGCCATACATAATAAATGTAGATAAGGTACCATACAATATAGAAATATATCCTCTATACACCCTGTAGGCGACTGGAATTTAAATTGTAAGCTTATAGATTTTGTAAACTTAGAGTCAGCCCATATATCTGGGAATACTAAGTTACCTCCAGATGTTATTATTCTACCAGCATCTTTTAATGTACTGAATAAACCAGGGTCAGCAGCTTCATTTAAACTAGTTTCAGTTAATTTTTGCATATCAGCTTCTCCTACTTTACCTGCTGTTAAGAATTGTGCTTCTCTTATTTTATCTGATAGACCTTTAGCTGCTCCTGCTAACATTGATTGAGTAGTTTCATTAGAGAAGTTTTCACTATAATCACTTCCTGTACTATCTCCAAAGAATGGTATTACTGTATCAAACCAGTCAGTGTCAAAGAAATCTTTTATACTAGGGTCTTGATAATTTCTCCAATCCCATGTAGAACCTGCTCCCAACCCAGCTGTTAGTATATCTCCTAATTTAGGCATTTTCTTTATACCTAACATAGTACCAACTTGTGCTATCATCATATTTACATATGAATAATAATCATGTATAGCTGGTTTAAATTTATAATATCTAGCATCTTTACCTTTAAGTATTTTAGTTATCATATCCTTATCGTTTGCAGACGCATCACTGTTGTTTAATTGTCTTAAAGCGTCTTCTTTTTGTTCATCAGTCAATTCTGCTAAAAAGTCTGGTACTCCTGGTGTTAAAGCTACTAATAACCCATCTGTTATAATATTTTCACTGAACTGCCTACCACAGAATTTACCATTCATTATTCTATCAGTGTCATTTAAGTAAGATGGTGGCATACCAAATATACCATAGTTTCCATAAGTACCTTTTTCTTCACCTTTAGTTTTTTGGTCTTTGGCTATTTTTTTCTTTTTACCAAAACCAAATTTACTATTCATCCAATTGAAACCTCTTTTACCATATGAAACTGCTCCACCATAAGCTGACTTAACTGCATTAGCACCCGAATCATATATTGAACCTATACTATTTTTAGCACCTTGATAATAATTATTAGCTGTTTCAACAAATCCAAAATGTTGGATATTAATATAACTATAATTATTTCCTAATATATCTATATAATTTTCATTGTTATAATCTTTTTCAGTCATTTCAGTTTTTTCTGTATATAGATTACAGAACCAACCATCTTCACATCTACTGAAAACTCCTATTTCTTCTAATATATCTAATTCTTCATCTTTTAATAATATTCTATCTTTTATATCTGATTGCATAGAGGGTTCTTCTCTAAGATATAATCTAGGAACTATAACTTTCCTTTTCATTAAGCACCTCCTATTTATAGTTAGTAGTAGAGTAAAAGAATTACTCTACTACTCATTTGTTTTTAATATCTTCTTTTAACTATTTTCTTAGCTAATTCTATTGTAGAACCATCATTATATGGTTGGTCTATTGGTAAACCTGCCATATGCCTGAATTGACTATATTTCATATCACTTTCACTAGCATTAAATACTGCTGTATTTGTTGCTATTTGTGCAAGTAATTGTATCATTGTATCTACTTTTTCTTCTAATGAGTGGCTAGAACCTCCACCACCAATATTTAAATTAATTCCAGATTCTTTAAATTTATCTACTACAGCACCGATACCTTCTGTTACAGTACCTATTATTTTTTCTGGCATAGATGCAAATGTATCAACTGCACCACCAATAGTACTAGTAACACCACTTACAATACCAGCACCTGTAGAAATCATATTATTGAAACTATCTAGAGCATTAGCTCCTAAATCAGTAATAGGACTCATAACACCGTCTTTTAGACTTGTTATTTTATCAAATATTCCACCGATAAAGTTATTTCCAGTTGTAGCAATATTGTCGACAACTCCAGTTACAGAACTTTTAGCGTTATCTATAATACCATTAACTCCAGAAATTCCATTATCTACTATAGAACCTACACTGTCAACACCACCTGATAGATAACCTCCGACATTTTTTATACTATCAGAGACATTATTGACTTTATCAGTTAATCCTCCAGTATAGTTATTTATAGCATCACTCATTCCACTTAAGAATCCTCTACCGAATCTACCAGTTCCGAATCTTCCTTTACCTAATTCTTTAAATTGTCTATTATTTATAGATGCATTGTATCCTTCTTCTTTAGCTATCTTTTGTATTAATAAACTTCTTTCAGAAGGAGTGAAATCTCTAAGATATTTATTAGTAGGTACTCCAGCATCTTTTAAGTGATTATAATATCTTAATGGGTCTGTACCATATTTATCTTTTGGTGCATATGTTTGCATCGCTTCTAGCAACTTAGAATTCTTATATTTATCTTTTCCAAATAATAAGTGTTCTTTAGCTGCTGTACCGTGTGCTTCTGATGGATATACTCCAAAATTATAACCAGAAACACTATTCTTAGCTTTGGCTAGTCTTCCAAATTTCAAATCCCAACCATCTGAAGGTATACCAACATTTCCTGGATTATTGTTTCTCCAAGCAAATGTTCCACCCTTCTTCATATATTTTGTACCATCTTTTCTTGTATATATTCTTGTCATAGTATCAGGCATTTCTACTTTTACTGCTGGATTCTTTTCATTTTCTAATGAAGGGATATCATAGTTAGTATCACTAGTATCTCCACCAGAACTATTTGCATCTACTGCATCTACTCCACCAGTATCCATACCTATACCAGCTGCTGACCCTATATCAGAACCAGCTATCATATTTGTTAATTCTTTTATAAATTTTCCAGCTAAACCTAATATTCCTGAACTAGAAGAAGATGAGCTTCCACTAGTACTACTTCCAGTAGTTCCAGTTTCTGGATTTAATTCTCTTAGTAATTCTGATTTAGATGCTCTCATAAATGAGAATGGGTCTCCTATATATACTGTCTTTTTATTTTGTGTAAAATAAGCAAACTCACTTACTGGCATCTTAAGTGTACCTTTTCCACCTCTAGATTCTGTTATCCACATCTTTCCAGCTGTATCTTTGTACACAAATAATATGTGATTTATCTTAAATGGGAATGTTTGTGTTCTAGCGATTTCTTTAGCTGATGTTGGAGTAAATGCTATAATCATACCATTCTTTAAATCATCTGGTCTTATTGTATCTAATTTTGTACTTGCTAATCCAGATAATTTATTAGTAAATGCTGTTATACCAGCAGCAGTCATTCCTTCATCACATATTTTTTCCCATCCTTCTGGTAATTGTACTTTAGCATGTTTTAAAGCATCTCTAATACATCTAAGTATATATTGTACCCAACCAGAACAATCTATTTTACCTGATTTAGGACTTTTAGCTCCCATTTCATATTTTAATTTACCTATGTATTTTCCGAAATTATTTAGAGCAGCAGCTATAGCTGAGTCTAAAATTAAATCATTTTGATTTGTTGGTGTACTTGAATTTCTTGTTGAAGGGGTTGCTGATGTGTATTTTCTATCAGTTTCTTCAGCTGCAAGTAATCCCATTTGTGCTTTAGGACCATTACCAAATCTTGTAACATTTTTAGTTTTCTTAAATAAATTAGCAGCATCAGTATATCTAGGTCCACTACTCAATGGGTCATTTATTCTAACTTTACCATTAGAATATCCATCAGCCATCATATAGTGTGTACCTGGTCCAAATGCTCCACCTTCACCCATAAGTATTGCTGGTTTACCTGAAGATAAATCTCCTAATAATCCTGCACCCATAGGTTGATTGTAAGCACTCATACCCATACTATTAGCTACATCACTAAACATTTGATAGTCAGTACCATCATTAGGTAATCTGTAACCTTTAGCTAATTGCATCATATCTTTAGGGTCTGCTTTATACCCCATTCTATCTAAAGCCATTGTAAATGCTGCTGGACCACATCCAACATCTTTACCTGATACTTTTTCATAATCTCCTGGTATAGTCATATCCACACCAGACATATTATTTTGAGAAACGAATTTATTTCCTCTACCAAACCTACCTCTACCATCACCAAATGAATTACCTATCACAGGCATCTTTTTAACATCAACTGGTTTTTCTGGTTCTTTTGGTTTTTGTGGTTTCTTTTCTATTATTTCTTGAGTAAATGGATCATATCCTACTTCATCTACTCTTTTTTGATAGCTACTATAAGCTTCACCTGTTCTTTCCCAGAAAGTACCATTCATCTTTCTATTATATTGGTCGAAAGTTAAATCTTCTCCAGGATGTGTAGCTTTATAGTCAGCATATTGTTGTTTGAATAATTCTTGTGCTTTCTTTGTATTTTCTTCTTCGTCCTTACTAGCTATTATTGAGTATAAGAATTTTACTATAAATCTAGGTTCATCTGGTGCTGCTATCATTTCATCTACTTCAAATAAGAATGATGAAATAGCATAACCAATACCACAGGCTATTCTCATACCAGTTGTTGCAGCATATTCTGGTGGTAAATTTAAGAATCTATGTGGATAAGTAAATCCAGATATAAAGTCATTTACGAATAATATTATATCTATAAGTACAAGTAATTTTGATACTGTTTTAGCACCAGCTTTTAATGCTTTACCTTCTAATTTAGATAAGACTTTTAATCCTAACTTACCTTCTAATTTTGTTACTGCATTAAGGACAATTTTACCAAAATTTCCTACTAATTTTGCTACTCTAGCATTACCTAATAATTTTTGTACGAATTTAACTAACGCACCACCAGCTTTCATTGCCCATTTAGCTTCTCTTACTCTATTCTTAGTTTTTCTAACAGTAGCATCTATTCCTTCTATTTCTCCATTTTTTGCTTTTTTATCTAATCTCTTATTTTGTTCTTCTCCAAGAACTACCATACCAGCAGCACCAGCAGCTGTTGCAGCTGTACCTAATAATCCAGCACCTGCACCTGCTCCACCTATACCTAGTATTGATGATAGTCCTGGTATAAGACCCATTATTCCTGAACCTATTGTACCTAGTACTCCTAATATTGGTCCACCTAATGTTTTAAATATTTCACCAAGTCCACCCAATAAACCTCCACCATTCTTAGCCATAGTAGAGATGTCATCTCTCATTTGTCCTTCTTGCTCATCTTCAGTTGTAGCAAGTTTAACTATTTTTTTATCATTAGGGTCTAGACCTCTTAATCCAGGTATTGCTTTCTTAATGTATTCTCCACCAATACCTCCGATAGATTTAACAAATGTGATTTGATTTACATGAGTAACTTCATTTACTTTTTCTACTTCTTTTACATTATCAACATTTTTCAAGTTATCAATATTTACGATATTATCAAGTGTACCACCTACGATATTTACATCATTTCTTTTCCATCTCTTAGGCATAAACATTGACAATACATTTTTAAATCCATTCCAAGCAGAACTTACTATATTAGCTACTGATTTTAATCCCATATTAATAGCATTACCTACTATAGGTATCATTGTTCTTATTGTTGTACCTACTGTCTTTACTCCTTCTACTAATGTAGTACCTAAGACTTTTACTCCTTCTAATACCATATTAGCTAAAGCACCAATAGTAGAACCAACAGCTTTCAATGCACTACCAACTAAATTAAATCCACCAACTACTAAGTCTTTAATTCCACCTAGTACTTTTCCTACACCTTTAATAGCACCTACTATAGTTTTACCAACCATTTTAAATGCGAATGATATAGGTTTTACGAATAAATATTTACCTAATAAACCTATTCCTTTTAATCCTTTCTTACCTAGTCCAAATATATGTCCTATTAATGAGAAAGGTGCTTTTATAGCTGACATTATTCCACCTAATACTCTTCCACCTATATTCTTTATAAATGCTAAAGGTTTACCTATTAGGAATGAGAATGGTGCCATAGTAAATGATAATATTTTACCTGCTAAACCTCTTCTCTTTTTATTACCTCTAGTAACTTTCATCTTAGTAGAAGGTATCTTAGGAGAACCATAATGTTCTTCTAATATGTTAGCTACTGTTTCCATATTATATCCTACACCATCTAATTGACCATACACTTCTTTCTTTATTGCCTTTAGATGACCATTTTTTAATGTAGAATTAATGTTCTTTAATTCTTTATGTATTGCTGGTAAGAATCTATTTATATTTATTTGTGTAGCTGCAACTAATGGCATTGGTGTCATATTCTTAGATGGAGTTAATTTTCCAAATAATGTTCCAAATATAGCACCTACTCCACCAGATACTGCTCCAGTGATTTTCTTTCCAGCTTTCTTAGCAGCATTAGCTACTCCTGATATAATATTACCTATTGCACCAAGGAATCCTGGTCCTTGTTGTTGCTGGGCAGGGTCTGGGTCAGCTGAACCATCTCCACCATCAGTAGTTGTAGCACCAGCTGCATTATTTATTGTAGCACCATTAGCAGCTACTCCAGCTTGAGTAGAACCACCATTACCAAAGAATCTAAATCCTTTTATTGATGCCATCATACGATTATATTTTCCTTTAATACCACCTTTAGTTCTATTGAATACTCCTTTAGCTCCATTGATAGTATTATTCTTAGCAGTATGGATACTATTCTTCATATTATTAAACATATTAGCACCTTTAGCAGTTGCGTTAGCACCAAATCCTGCTATTGTACCACCTAAGTTAGTAAAAAAGCCAGTAATATTTTGCATTTTCTTAATTGCATTAGTTCCGAAGTTAGTTAATCCACCAGATTTATCTGCTGTCTTATCCATCTTATTTAAATCTTTTTGTACATCTTTATCTTTAGTAAACATTTTTGCGAAACCAGTAATACCTTTAATAGGAGCAGATAATACAAATCCTAATAATTTACCAGCACCCATAACTATTTTAGTTATCATTCCTTTTAATGGTTTAGTAATCTTTTCTTCAATTACTTCTTTAAAAGGTTTTCCAACTGCATCATGGAATACTTGCCCTATAGAGTCTGTAACTGCTTTCCATCCTGCTTTAAATGCATCAGTAACTGTTTTCTTCATTTCACCAAAAGCATTTTTTAATGGTTGTAATGCTTCTTTAAATGGGTTCTTAATAGCTGTTGTAAACCATTCTTTGATATTATCTCTGATAGTTCCTATTAATCCACCTTTTCTTTTATTAGTTTCTGGGTCAATGTCTCCAAATAAATAATTCTTAAAACTATCTGTAGTAGAGATAAATCCTGCTCCAGCACCTAATCCCCCTAAGAATAATGCTCCTAATGGTCCCATTGATAATCCACCTAATAATGCTCCACCTAATCCACCTGCTATTGTAGGCATATTTTGTTTAGCATATTTTTGTACTTTAGAGATGAATCCATCATTCTTTCTTTTACCAT